AACGATATGTCGGCATGAAGACATCCGTCTGAAAAAATTCGCACGCCTTCATTCCTGGATGTCGGCGCCGCTGATCCAGTAGGGCGATATGTCTGGAGATAGGTTGGGCCATTGATTATTTTGTGTCTTTGTCCTGTGGTCGCCGTGGCAACAATCGACCATTGCCCCTCTGGGCATATCACTGTTACCGGTGCTGATACCGGATCTGCCATTATTCGCCTCCCTCTTTTTTCGCCCAGGGAGCCTGGGGTAATTCTTCATACTGTTTCGCGAGCTTCGCGCGGTTCATGCGCCCGTCAGAGCCATTGACGCTTCGAGCGATGGCGTCCAGGTCTTTCGCGCCGATCTCAGCATTGTTTTTGTTCGCCCGACTCTGGCGGAATGGATCGATCTCTGGCATCGGTGCGCCTTCCCATTTTGCGCTCAGCCACGCGGCACGCATCACGGGATCAGTCCACCCGGGCGCCTGGATACGTCTCGCGGCGATTTCGCCCGAGAGCCATGCCTCGTAAATGGGATTGAGAAAATCGCATTCCATCTCGTGGCGCCAAATCTGAGCGATGCGCCAGAAAAGAACGAGTGTCGCCCGGCTCGCGGAATAATTTTGGTTAAACCGCATGAGCAACACTTCGATCGGCATGCCGGCCGAAGCGGCGAGATGTGCGGTGAAGGCGTCCACGAATTTATCGTAGTCGTCGCTGGGCGCCGTCGATTCGAATGGTTTTGCGTCTTCGCCCTGTTGCAGATTGAAAAGACCTACTGACCCGGGGACGCGATCTGTTGCTTCGGGTAGCGGTACGTACTTGACGAGCTCACTCAATGGTAACGCCCCGGCAGGTGCCTCGGTGGGATCGGCACCATAAGCCGCAGTAGCGGGCCCGGCATATTGACTTACGAGGTTTTCCATCGGATTCGATGCGACGTTTTCCGGGCTTGGCTTTACGTACCACGTGATATTACTCTGATTTATCGCCTTTTTGATCTGAGCGCTCGTAAAGTCTGTGAGGTTTTCAAACTCCTGAATGGCATGCGCAAACCGGGGAAAGCCGCGACCCTGGCCAGGATACTCCGGTTGGAAACCGTGCAGCATGAATCGTCTTCCGCTTCTCTGTCCGACAGCGGGCACGGTGGCAAATCGGTAGGTGCCATCGGGATTCTGTAATCGTACCTTATAAGCCGTCTCGCGGCCCTGGGCATCGCGTACGATACCGTCATCCGTGAGCTGATCGCCGTATGTCGATGTGTAGCCATAGCCCTCACCTATTTGGTCGGGATCGATAAACTGCAACTGCAGTGGATTTTGCAGATCTCGCCGGCTGCTGTAAAACATCCGTACGAAATAGTCGTTATCGCGCTGTTGATAGAGCCCCGCCTGGCGTTGCAGCTGATAGCCATTCTGTGTTTCTGACCGGCTCACCTTTTTCGACGAAAAATATAGATGGAATCGCTGCGCCACATCATCGCCCCAGTCTCGGGCGCGCTCTGGATCGATACCGAGCACAGAGGCGACCGGTTGCGGGTCGAGAATGATCCCGGTATCGACCACGGTATCGGTAAACCGACCGACGATGGCCCGGGCTTGTGGTGTCTCGTGGACGGCTGTGCGCGCATTTATTCTGAGCGTCTTGTGATCGAGCAGCAGCCCCCGGCCGGACGCGGATAGACCCCCGGGCCATTTCTGGCCGCCGAACCATCCATATCCACCCCAAAATCCAGAGGTCGAATCCTGCGCGATGCTTTGAAGATATGGCAAAGAAAGTGTGTCAGTTGTGCCACGGCCGAAGAGATGCGCCAGGGTTTTGTGCCACGGCACACCGGCCTTGTGATCAGCGAGGATCAAAACCGTCTCCTGAGATTCATGTGCATGATGCCGCCGCCGCCGGCCAGCTTGCGCTCGATGGCGTCGATCTCGGATTCGAGCAGCTCGATCTGCCGCTTGAGCATGTCGAGATTCACCACTTTGCCCATCTGGTCGCCCTCTTCGGTATCGAGTCGATATTGTTGCAGATTTCGTCCGAGGACTTCAAGGTATGTTTCATTTGCCTTGTCGAGTTGGTCTTGTTTTTTTGCGAGTTGGGCCTCTAACCATGCACGCCTCTCCGGTGATAGTCGAGTAGCCATCTTAATTATGAATATAGGGTCCACTGATCTTTTGTGCAAGTAAAAAGTGGCACAGAGTGTGTCTTTTTGGCACAATTACAGTATTTGTGGTGTGTCAGTGTGCCGCTATACGCGGTCTATACGCGCTTTTATAGGACCAAATAAAAAAGCTTGGTGGCTAACCGGGCGTGGAAAAAAGAGAAGCTCAATGCATTGGGGATACATCTGAGCAGTGTTTATTTTAGCGGGTTATTCGGGGGTGTCAAGGATTTTACTGTCGCCGTATGCGAGAAATAACCCACATTCACGACACACTGGCCTTCTCGTTATATTCTCAATTGCAAATACCCACTGCTCATCAAATTCAAGTTCCTTTTTGCAAAATAAGCATTGTTTTGTAGGCCGTGCGCACCAGTCACACATTTTAAATGATATATTACCGAATCGCTCTTTTGGCAATTCCCTGTTACACACAGGGCAAAATATATTCATTCCTCCCTCCTCTCCTTCACCCCCCGCGGCGCCATAGCCCGGGTGAGCACTTCGAGCACATAGTTGTGCGTAATTTTCTGCAGCTGCGCCGCATTCCACCCCTGCTCTGTGCGGTGGTAATCGCGCATCTCTTTGATTTTCATGTCCAGATACACATCCCCGGCGCAGAGATTGTACACCCGGCAGTCGAGCGCGTCGTGCTTCCGGCCACTGGTAGCAAACGACCCGTCGCTCAGCTTCTCGGCCGCGGTCAGCTCTTTGAAATAGCCCTCGCCATAATCCACTGGGAAATCGCAAAAACCCGCTCTCTGCTCCCCGGTATCGGCGCGGATGATATTCAAGTTGTTGTACAGGTGCGTCTTATAGAAATTCGTGCTGATTTCGTAGAGTATGGCATTTCCGCCGATGGGCGCCGCCCGGTAGCGCTTGAAGTAATCCCCGGCGATCCGCTCGTCGCCTTTCTCGTTTTTACGCTTTTTGAGCGCGGAAAAGCCTTTGATCGGAAACGTGTTGTCCCAACCTTGGCAGAAATCGTATACCACACTGGTTAGCTCGCCGTCACCAGAATCTACGAATGTTAGATTCACGCCGAATTCTCGGCCGTCGTCCCGCTGGAAGCGAAAACCGCCGGCACGGGCGAAATCGTCGAGCTCGAGCCAGGCACCGTCATTCGGGTCGTGCACTTCGCCCTCGAATATCCGGTACATTATCGACCACGTGCGGAATTTAGATCCGTGCCCGAGTATTTCCATTTCGAGCCGCGGTTTGTGTGGCCCTTTCTTCTGACCTCGTTGCACGTCGATGGCCGCTGTAAGGAAAAGTACGCCATGTGGTATCTGACCAGACCTATACCCACCTCGCAACTCTATGACCTTTTCGAGCTTCGGCCGGGCGCCGGTTTCTTTGAATGGCCAGCCGAGCTCGAGGTTGACGAAACCGCGCATCTTCTCGGGGTCGTCTTTGGCCTTGACGAATTTCCGGTACATGTCGGTCCATGTAGTCATGCCCACCGGTCTGTACAGCCCGGATATATGCCGGGACGCGATGAACGGGCTCGACGGCTTGGCTGACGGTTCCCACCGCCCCTGGGCGAGTATCTCGGTTTTGTGGTGATTGAAGATCGCGTCGTGGCAGTAGTCACACTGGTAATACGCCTGTTTCAGCTCACCGGCTTCGGTATCGGGCTTTATGCCGTTTTGGCTGCGCTCGTTGCCCCAGACGAGCTCTTGGTATTTGCCGCAAAATGGGCACGGCACCAAAAACTTGCGCTTGTCCCCGGTCAGGTACTCGGCATAGATCGCCAGGTCGTCGTATACCGTCGGGGTCGACAGATCGAAAATCTTCGCCCGGCCACCCCAGGCATTCGTACGCGCCTCGCTCACAAGCAGCCAGTTACCTTCCCCGGTCCTGAGATCTGGGGGTGCGCCGTTGATCTCGTCGCGTAGCAGGATACGTATCGAATCGCTACGCAGAGACGCGGCGCTCTGTGCGCTCGACATGTTCAGCGAGCCGCCGACGAATTCTTTTGTCAGGATGAGGTCACCCGACCGGCGGCTTTTGATATTCTCGGTCTGTGCGGCTATCTTGCCCCGGATGCCGCACGAATCTATTAGGGGCTCTAGCCTCTTCGTCGCCCACTTTTTCAAGAGCGGCTCGGTGGCGCTCACGTAGAGGATGTCTGTGGGCGCCGCGTCCATGTAGTACGCGATTATGTTCTCTGCACAGGCGCTCAGACCGAGCTGCGTCGCTTTCATGCAGATGTCGCGCTGTATCGGGCTCGATGGGCTCATGTTGTCCATGGGCTCGATAAGATATGGGGTCCGGGAATTTTCCCAAAACCCGGGGAAGGGCGTGCTCGTGGGCATGATGCGCCGGCCTTCGATGTATTCACTGATACGCTGGACTGGTAGGGTCACCGGTTTGTCGGCGTTCATTTCCCGGGTCCAGTCGAGATCCCAGGTGCGGGCTTGGGCGGGGAGGGTCATTTATCTATCAGAATTATTCGGCGAGCTTGGCAACATTTGCCGCGAATGCTTCTACCTTGCCCCATTCGTACATATTTCTCAGATTGACAGCAATAATCCTTCGTGAATGTTCCCGTGATACACTTGGCTCTCCCTTGTGAAAATCCCACGCTTGCTCTATCATGCTCAAAATTGTTGTGGCATAATCCATGAATCTTTTGTCTTGATCAGCCATTTTCATTTTCCCTCTCATCCCCATTTGGCGGCTCGATTTTAAAAGTGATCGGGATCTCCATAGTGTGTCCATCGGCACACCAAATGACATGCTTGCATTTCTCTCCATCTTGCTCGAAACGCATTTTCAATCTTAGTCCACATGTAGGACAATATGCGTCCAGATTATCGTTACTCATATTTCCTCCTCCCCTACTTTCACTAGAAAATCATCCATCAACCGCTTGATGTGCTGCAGCGCGTTGAACACGTGACGGTCGACGAGCTGTTTCGCCTTGAGCTTCGCTTCGTTATCATCGGATCCGAATAGCGCCGCGAGGTCTGCTGAGATCTTCTCGCCCAGGGGATGCAGCTCGGCGGTGTCCACTGCGTACAGCTTCGCCCAGACGCGCTTTACCAGGGCGCGCTCGATGAGCTCGCCGCGTCTAGCCTGGGTTTCGGCGCGTAGCTTAAAAATACGCTCAATTTTTTCTATCCTCTGGGTCTCTGTATACGACGAATTGATTATATCATCACCATCAAAGCTGTAATCTCTCGTGGGAGGATTATATAGATAGATATCTGACCAGAGATTATTTAATAAATTATTAATCGCATCGATTCCGGTGTTCCATTCGGCGGTTGAAAAATATTGATCATTTACCATATTTTGCATATTTACTATCTCTTTTTTTTATCATTCTATCGCGTTGGTAGTTCACCAATCTATCCCATGGTAATTCAATGTCATAGGATAATTCGCTCATTAAATCGACCCCTGTTTGCTGTTTATAGTATTTTAAAATCTCCAATTGATGTTTTTTAAAAAGCGATTTATTTTTCGATAATGTATATATAAGCTTTTCATTTTCCCTATATCCACGGATGGCTATCATTCGCTCCAAAATCGTTCTATTGGAAGTTAGTCTTGGTTTGTGCATTATCCTGATATTTTTTAATTCTAGGCCAAAAATTTCATCATTTAATTTACTTCCTAAATTATAATCGTATGCAGGTTTGTCCCATTGTAATGGTGTCATTGCCGACGGGGTAAAAGCATTCCAGTGAATAGCAATCACATAACGATTAGGCAAAATATTATCTATTTTTTTCAAAAGCTCTTTAAATGATACAATATCATCTGCCATTTCTGTTGGTAATCCATATATCATATACCAATCAAAAGATTTTATCCCTGCCTTATAGACCAGCTCGCAGAATTCGATTATTTTATCATCAGTTAATCTTTTACCAATAAAAAATCTTAAACGCTCCGACATTCCTTCTATCCCTACTCTCACTTTATTTGTATATTTTAAATAATCCTTATGTTTCAGAATAAATTTAACACTTATGTCCGAGCCGCTATCGGTGGCACCTTTCTTATTTAATATTTCCCTTATTTTTATATATTTTGAATGCTGAAACCTATCCGCTGAAAACGCCCTTATTGTTTTGGTTTTTGAGTAACGCACTATTGCATCAATATCTTTAATGTCTGCTTCACGGTATGGTTTAAGCCAGCCGTATTGACAAAATAGACATTTATTTTTACACCCGCGTGCAATTTCACAAAAGGCGCGCCTTGTTGATTGCACGTCTTCGTAATTTAACGGTGTTATTATATTTGATATGGCAATATTTCTTTTATCATTTATGTCTTTTGTGATTATGTAATCATTATTTAATGTACCATCCCAGCATTCCCCATCACCGAGATAGATTGCGTCACAAAATGGCATTAGAACATCAGGATTGGTCGTCGCGGTATTGCCGCCTATTATTAATTTTCTATCTTTCATATGTATTCTGTATCGCCATTTTACCAAATCATATAATTGTTGTGGCCAGTACAGGCTAAACAGAACTGGATTTTTGCTTCTTTCGTCGAATTCATTAAATTTAATATCATATTTCCTTAAATTATTTTTCACAACCTCCAAACCATAGCAGTTTATAGAATCGGCGCTAAAACTGTAAGTTTCATATATTTTATCCATAGTACGAAGCGCCTTCGAATTCATTAATTATGTTTTTAATCATATTTATAATTTCATCTTTATCCTTTTTAAAAAAGACCAAACGAATACTTTCTTTTTCGTTTTCATTAAATTCAGGCTGTTCTAAATCAAACCCTGACTTATCATATGTTTCATCGTTATTATCATCAATATCAATATAGCCACCCAGTATACTTCCAAGATCGTCATCAAAAGATTCAATTATTGATTGTAGCATATCTGGATCAAATGTCGAAAGCTCGGCAATTGAATTATCTGCAACCAAGTCATTAAGTTCTGCTATTTCATTTTTATAATCTTGGAAATCAACGGGGGCATCAATTAATCCTAACCCTTTTGCGGCATATAACCGACAATGCCCTCTGATTATATAACCAGATAATTTACTTACCGTTATAGGACTTCGCCACCCGTGTATATTCATCGCCTTTGCCAGTAATTTTATTTGATCAGATGGATGAATATTGGGATTTCTAGGATGTGGTTTTAAATCGCATATATTAACCATTTCATCATATGCGCAATTCACTGGTATCTTATTTTCTGAATCCATTCATCAACCTTTCTGTATTTTTGCAACTGGTTTCGATAACTTTTTTAAATTCAGTTATCATTTTTTCATCGTAATTTTTACTTAGTTTATCCAAAGATTCTTTGAGATTTTTTTTAAGTTCTCCAAATGCCGCATCGACCAGTGATGTGGGGATATAATTACCCATTTCTTGCAGTAATTTATTTTTCTCTCTTTGGACTTTAATCGCCTTGAGTTTTTCTGTTAGATCTCCGTCTGTCTTTTTCGATGTTTTCTTTGCGTCAAAATTGATTGGTTTGCTCTCGGTCGATTTTTTTTCATTTCGCTGGAGGTAGGCATTATTCATGTCATTTCTTATATCAACTTTACCTTTTGTCAAAATAACACGACCCTCCTTGACGGCAAACTGGATCGCCTGGCGTGTCACCCCTGCCATGCGAGCAAATTCGGCTTGTGAAATCATAGACATATCTAACTTTACCCCCTGTCAAGAAAGATGTAAAGCCAAAAACTGACCTGTCAAGGGAAAAACCCGGCAGTGACATCCGAAAGCAAGGGGGTCGCGACAGGTAG